GATGTAGACTTACCAAATCCAATGCAAATGATTGGAATGTACCAAGACTACAAGAATAAACAAGTTCAACATGATAACTTATCCGCTCAAACTAAATTAATGGAACAAGAATCAGAACTTAAACAACTAATGATGGCTAAAACAATAGCCTCTACCGGTAAAACCTCAGAAGAGACCCGACAATTAAGAGGCCTCTATGATGGAAAACTCTCTCAAATCGATCTCAATCTTAACAGGCAACAATTACAAAACAACATGCTTAATAAAGATTGGGAAAACTACAAAAAATACTCTATCCGTCCACAAGACTCAATTATCTATCGTGGCGGTGCTAAAATGTTTGAAGAAGCAAAATCTTTCTTCAATCAATTCAGAAATCAAAAACCCAATATTCCTTGGAAAAAATCTAAAAATTAAACAAAAATGGAACTAAAAAATGGAAACGTTAAATTACTTGGTGTACGACCCGAACTTCTATTTGGTCTTACTATTATTGATACTCTTCATACTAATATGTTCGGTTTCAATATGGTTATTACTTCAGTTGCTGAAAGTACTGCTAAACATTCTAAAACCTCTCTGCATTATAGTGGCTGTGCTGCTGACATTAGGATTCGCACTATGCCTCCTCATTTAATTAATAAATTTCACGAAATGGCTATCGCTCGTTTAGGTTCAGAATTTGACCTAGTACATGAAGACAATCATTTCCATTTAGAATTTCAACCCAAAAACCTATAAACATGAAAACACTATTCAAAAAAATCCTGACAAAATTAATCCCTTGGTTGTTAAAAATGCTCTTACCTCCATTAATGGAATTACTTGAAAAAGAAGTAGATGTACTACTTAACAAACAACTTCGGAAAATGGCAACCGAAAACACAAAATCCTTAAATGCCTACAAACAACAATTAAAAAAAGATTACGATGAGAAAACGATTCAATAAGAGACGTAACCGTAGAAGCTACGGAAAACGTAAAAGATCACGTAGAGGTAAATATCAAAAAATCAATGCTTCCAGAGGGGGCATCAGATTATAAATGAAATGCTTCTCACCTACATCAGTCCCAGACCCCCGCATCAAAAACAAAAGGGTACGAATCACTGTTCCCTGCGGCAAATGCGCAGCGTGTATATCAAACAAACGCAACGACTGGGCAACAAGATTAAGATTAGAAGCAAAATATCAAAACTCCGCATATTTTATTACTCTCACTTACTCTAACGACAATATCCCAATTGGGCAAATCCCTAATCAAGATGGTGAACTATTATATCAGTTACCTACACTTGTAAAAAAGGATATACAAGACTTTATGAAACGAGTCAGAAAAGGTCTAAAAGAAAAAGTTAAATACTTCGTTGTTGGTGAATACGGTTCTAAAACATGGCGACCCCATTATCATCTTCTACTCTTTGGAATAGAGAAAACAGGAATACGATTAAAAAAATATATTCTTGAAAAATGGGATAAAGGATTAATAGATATTGGGGTTGTTACCCCTGCTTCAATCCGCTACTGTACAAACTATATAATCCAAAAAGCTGATTTCCAAAATCCTTACATAGAGTCCCCTTTCGCTTTAATGTCAAAAGGACTAGGTAAACAGTATCTCGAAAAACATACACATAAACATAAACGAGATTTAGAAAGAAATTATATAGTCTTCGAAGACGGTCAAAAATCGAGAGTGCCCAGGTACTTTCGTAATAAAATGCTCACAAAGCCTGCTATTGAAAAACAAAACAAGTTAATTATCGACAAAGTCGAAGAAGAAACTGAACTCAATTGGCAAAAGTGGGCTCGTCTTAACCCTACTCAAAACAAATTTGAATATGAATACGATCAACAGAAATTATATTCAGAAAAACTAGAAAATTCATTGAAAAAAAATAATAAATTATGAATCAATTATTTAATCAAACGCAATTCAATAAGCCGTCTAAAAATGTATTCAATCTTTCACATGAAAAAAAATTATCCATGAACATGGGGCAACTTGTTCCCATTATGTGTGAGGAAGTAATACCAGGAGATAAATTCAAAGTTTCTTCCGAAGCTCTTATACGTATGCAACCTATGATTGCCCCCGTAATGCACCGCTTAAATATATATACTCATTTCTTCTTTGTTCCTAACCGTATTGTTTGGAATGAATGGGAATCATTTATAACTGGTGGAGCAGATGGAACTTCTAATCCTATCCTCCCTCAATTAAACTTAAGTTCTGGCGCTGTTAATGCAAACTTAGCAAGTGGTTCTTTATCAGATTTCTTAGGTTGTTCAACAGTCAGCTCTGGTAGTTATGGTGTATCTATTAATGCTTTACCATTTAGAGCCTATCATAAAATCTACAACGAATATTATAGAGATCAAAACCTTGAAGAAGAAGTGAATATAAGCATGGATTCTGGAAATGATTCCAATGCAGCTGATATGCTCACCTTAAGAAAAAGAGCATGGGAAAAAGATTATTTCACTTCCGCATTACCTTGGACTCAACGAGGGGGCGAAGTAGAAATACCACTTCTTGGTACTGCTCCCATCGTACTAAATGACTCACTTGGTCCTACTGCATCAACTAAATTAAAAACTTATGATGGTGGTAACATTCATTATGGCGATTTAGAAGCTGTTCAAAACCCTAGTGAAGCACATATTCAATCAAAAGGCCACTTAGGAATGGCTATTATGGACCCTGACGGCACACTAGACGCTGACTTAGCTAATGTAACCTCTGCAACAATTGCCGAGCTTAGAAACTCTGTAAAGCTTCAAGAATGGCTTGAAAAAAATGCCCGTGGCGGTTCTCGTTATATCGAACAAATGTTATCTCACTTTGGTGTACGTTCATCTGACGCTAGATTACAACGTCCCGAATACTTAGGTGGCTCTAAAAATCCAATGCTTATCTCTGAAACACTTCAAACCTCTGAATCTGCTTCAACTCCACAAGGAACAATGGCTGGTCATGGTGTATCAGGTGGGACTACTCCTAACTTTTCTCAATACTTTGAAGAACACGGATATATTATCGGTATTATGTCAGTTTTACCAAAAACAACTTATCAGCAAGGCTTTAGAAAACATCTCTTAAAAACAGATAAATTCGATTATTTCTGGCCTGAATTTGAACACATTGGCGAACAACCTGTATATAATGCAGAATTATATCATGATTACACAACTGGTATAAATAAAGAGCCGTTCGGCTATCAATCACGTTACTCAGAATACAAACAAGTTCCTTGTTCTGTTCATGGTGATTTCAAAGACAATCTTAATTTCTGGCATATGGGAAGACAATTCGATTCTCTTCCCCAATTAAATGAAGATTTCATACACTCTGACCCTACTCAACGCATCTTTGCAGTAACTGCTGAAGATGACAAACTACTATGTAACATTTATAACCACGTAAAAGCAATTAGACCAATTTCACGCTTTTCTAATCCCTCATTCTAATGGATAAACGAATCCGTACATTTATGAACTTCAAGGCCAAGCCCGAAGACATAACAAAAATAGATAAGACTAAAAAGTCTAAAACTGAACCCGATCTAAATTTAACAGTTAGAGAAATATTAACTAGGTTCACGTCTGGTAACCTACCAGACATACAACATAAAAAATTGTCAGAAGAAAGTGTAACTTTCGACGACTATCAAAATTTTATGGACCCTGATTACGATCTCGCAGATATGACTCAGGATAAAATACGTCTACTTGAAATTAAACACGATGTAGACAAAGCAATTAAAATAAAAGCTGATCGTAGAGCAGCAAAACAAAAACAAGAAAAAGTCGAATACGACTCTTATCTTGAATGGAAAAAGGAGCAAGAAAATAAAGCTCCCGAAAAAACTACGGAAACGCAGTGAAAGTAAACTTAAAGGGAGCGCATAAAAAACGCTCCCTTTTTCATTGGGACAAAGTCCCAAAAAAACAAACTCCTTGTGTGGATTGAAACTTGTTTCAACCGCATAACAAGGGGTAAAAAGGGGCAAAAAGCAAATGCGGTCTATGACCGCAGTTCTGCCCCGAAAACACAGCACTATATCTCTTCTTGATAATATAGTGCTAGTTGACACCGTCAAACTAAAAAAAAATACATATATTTACACAAAGAAAGGAAAACGTTCTTTGACATATTGTAAAACATTAACTAAAATATTGTTAAACTAAAATTATTAATTATGGCTGCATGGCTCGCACCCGCTATCGGTGCAGGGGCTTCCCTCCTTGGTTCAGGCATGAACTCAATATTTGGAGGTAATCAAGCCCGAAAAACTCGCAAAGCTAATATGCGATTAGCAAAATGGCAACACTCTCAAGACGTTGATATGTGGAATAAGGCAAACGCTTATAACGACCCTAGTCAACAAATGGCTAGACTTCGCAAAGCTGGTCTCAATCCAAATCTCGTCTACGGCAATGGCTCCGTTACAGGTAACACTTCAACACAAACACCAAAACAATCTGTACCCGATGCCTCTGCTAGACCCTCTCTCGATGTAGACTTACCAAATCCAATGCAAATGATTGGAATGTACCAAGACTACAAGAATAAACAAGTTCAACATGATAACTTATCCGCTCAAACTAAATTAATGGAACAAGAATCAGAACTTA